ATCATTGCCCGTATATATTTTTATTGTTAGTGATGTCTGCATGATTTAGCCCCTTGACCAGCGATATTCATCGCGATATTGATCTTCATAATCCATGAGTGATGTATTTCGCTCATAAAGTAAATCGGATAGACAAAACTGCAATCTTTCATCGATCAACTTTTGAAGTTTGACGGAATAAGTATCAATGGTTCTTGATAGGATCAGCTCGGATAGTTCAAGTTTATTTTCATCTGAGTTTTCTTTGAGTAAAGCCATTAATGCGCAGGTGACGTCATCATTTATGATGTCTGATGTGGGATCTAAGAAACATTCAGACACTTCTCTATCTTCTGATTCAATGAAGAGTCTACAAAGCTCAGATTGTGTCTCTCTTTCTAGATTTTCATAACTTAAGTTGACAGTTTCATTGTCTATGAATTCGACGTTGTCTTGGATGACTTCATCAATAGCAATGATAAGTTTTCTAAAAAACATATCTTTTGAAGCACTCCGTGCTTGCATAACAGTCCTTAGTTGCGTTATATTCCCAAATATCATTGACTTACCCTCCGAAAGGTTATGAAATGATAGTTATTAAGTAACTCGAATCTTACTTATTAACAGTTAAGTTATTTATGTCATTAGGGCGTGTTTATCCTCAAGTTTACACGTCCTAATTACTACCCCGATTCTTTTAAGGAATCAGAAACTCTTACTGTACTCGCGATTACGGCATTTGTCAACACTTTTCCCATTCCTTTTAATTTTTCTTCGACGATATTTCTTACGATGGCTGATATTGCTTTGCGATCTGCAAAAGCCCATTGATGAAGTAATTCATATTCTCTCTCGGCAAACCGTATTACTACAGGATGATTAAGTTTAGAATGCCTGTTATTGTTACCCATTTTTATTGACCCCCAAATTAATATGCTGTATTGTAATCATGGATACTACATAATGTCAAGAAAAGGATAGGAATAAATGAAAAAAAATGACAAGAGCAAAGAGCCACAAGAAATCATTGTGGCCAGAAAGGTGGCAACTGAAGCTTTAAAAAATTTGATGAAGAATCTAGAAAACGTAAAGACTGCATTGATGAGAAAGCAAGGTAGTCAAAAGATTGATGGCGGCTTTATTTATTCAATTATTTTTATGCGTTATTTGTCTGAGTATGTTAATAGTGAGGAACTAATGAATAAAATAAATACTGATTTTTCAAATAGCGGGCTTTCTGTCGTGGAGAACAAGGATGATAATAAAGGATAAAAAGCAGGTCATTGAGTATGCCAATGCTACTTGTGACAAATTGTTTGATGTGCTGTGTGAGCAGTCTAAACATTATAACGGCGAGGATGATAGTGTTGATTTGATGTACTTTCTTTCTCACACTGTTGGTATGTTTTATGCAAAGGCAACATTGTCTCTTAGTGGATTTAGCTCAATTTATGGCATTGATAATGATGTGAAACTTTGGATTGATGCTATTTGTAATGAATACTACGAGCAAATAAAAGTTAGTTTAGGGGAAGGGCAGGATAAGCATTGATCTTGTTCTGTCTTTTTGAAACTGGCCGAGGTATACTTTGTCTTACGTCAATTTAGAAGGTCACCAAATGAAAAGAAGTTAAAGGCTCCCTGCCAATATAATCCGAGACAATACGAATCCGCCAAGAAGAATATTGTCATTTTACTCTACCACGAGCAACTACGAGGTCTTTTTAACAACTTTAACCACGAGGATATTTTAACATGTCTGAATCAAATAGCAATTCTTTGTTTACTCAAGAAACCAATATTGTCATTGATAAATTATTTGACACTTTATTCGCCCTTTATCCTTCTTCGTATTATTTTTATATACCTTTTGTCGACATCCATGAAGTCAAGCGTATATGGGCGCAAGCATTTTTATTAGATGGCATCATCAATAAGCAAGGAATGATAGATGAGCAGAGCATAGAGAGAGGGATAAAAAAAATATATGGGTTCGAACAGCCCTATATGCCTAGCTGCGGTCAATTCATTAACTTTTGCAGAGACGAAAATAGTTGGTATAAGAATATAACTGATACATTTAATATATTTAATTTAAATAAGGCAAACGAAATGTAAAAATAAAAATGGGCATCCCGCCCGAGCCTTTCTATTTGCAGTAGAAAGGAAAATCCAGTATCGACTAAAATACGAGGTAATTCTATCATGTCATCCAAAAAAAACAATACTTCCCAGCGATTACAACCTTATCGTGCCATGATCCCTTTTTATATTCTTTACGATTTGGATCTTAATTCTAATCATTTGAGGTTCTACGGTCAAATAGAACAGATGGTACACAATCCAAATCCAAATGTCATTCCACGTTTTTCTTATTCTTGGATAGCAAAAGAGTTAGGTATAGCTCGACGTAATGCAATCAAAGTCGGTCAACTCTTAATTGCCAAAGGGTACATAAAACACACTGAAGTAGATAAAGACAAGTGGTTATGGGAAATAATTGAAAAACCAGCCATTGATAATGAGGGGCCTGATAAAGATATTTCAAGTCAAGGCGATCCAAAAAATGAAGATCAAATTGATGAACCTAGTGACGCTGAGCGTCACCATGCAATTTGTGACACTAGTGACGCTGAGCGTCACCCCCCTAGTGATGCTGAGCGTCACCTAAAGATCCCAAAAGATAAAATCCCAAAATATAAAACAAATAAAGAGATCTGTAAAAATTTTGATCTATTTTGGAATATTTTTCCAATAAAAAAACAGGAGGACCTCTGTAGAAAAATTTGGATATCAAGAAATTTAGACAGTATGGGGAAAGAAATAGTTAGTAAACTTAAACAACAGATTACTTACGATAAACAATGGATTGATGGCTACAACCCTAGTGCCAGGAGGTATTTAGACGAGTCACTTTGGAATGACCAAATAGCCCTTGTAAAAAAGAGTGGGCATTCAGCCTTTTCTACAAAAAAGAAGCCTAGACAGTATTTAAGGACTTCATTAAGAGAGAGGTTTGCAATACAAGGAGCTTTATAACATGGGACGTTTATTTTCCAACGATGAAAGCAATAACATCGATTTGACAGAAGAAGGAGAAGAAGCCATACATCTCCTTTTTGAAAAACTTTTATTAATCTTCCCCGCCTATGAAAGGGCATGGCCAGATCAAAAGATGTTCGATGATGCAAAAGACCTGTGGATAAGAGCTTTTAAATTATCAAAAATTAATACAACTGAACAGCTCCAGTACGGAATCGGAAAATGTATAGCCTCTGAAAGCGATTTTGTTCCTAGCATCGGCAAATTCATTAGCTGGTGTAAACCTTCCGCTAAAGACCTAGGATTCCCAAACGTAGCAGAAGCTTTCATTATCTCACGAGCAATGAATGCCCAATTTTCACAATACGTCCACAAGGAGTCTCACGTCGATGCAGTGATACGACACGCAATAGAGGCTATCACCCCATTTACCTATCGTCAAATGTCCCAGGAAGAGGCTTTGCGGGCCTTTGAGACGTATTATAACATTGCAGTCTCACAGTATATGGAAGGAAATCTTAAACCTATTCCAAAAGCTGTGACGAATGCTTCTGAAAATACGGTTCAGGATAGAAGGGCAGGCGAACTCATTTTTGTTGATAAAATGCTTATGGATTATTACAAATATGCATCAGAAGCAGGGAAGCGAAAAGAGTTTTTGGCCCTGGTTACTGATGAACAAAGGCTAAGGATAAACGAAATAATCAATTTTTTGAATTATGGCACTCCAGTAAAGATATATACGATTCCGATACTTTTGTCATTAGAACAAAAACAGTCAATAAGGAAATTGTATGAGAGAGCTTAGTTTTACCATCCCTTATCCACACGGGATTAGCGTCAATAAAGTCTGGAAGCGCAGCGCTAGAGGCATCTACGTCGACAAAGATGTCCTTTATTACAAGATGGACGTCAAAAGCAAGTGCAATACTCTTGAAGCTTTTGGCAAAGAAAAGGTTTGTGTCTCAATATCCATGTTTCCACCGGACAACAGACGCCGCGATGTTGACAATATCCTGAAAGTCACTCTTGATGCTTTGACATACGCAGGTCTTATCGAAGATGATAGTCAAATAATGCAATTGCTCGTTCGGAAATTTGATAAAGTTAAGGCAGGGAAGCTTGATATTTTGATTTATACTTACGAATAAGGATATTTTATGACACCTTTTACAAGAAATGCACTAAAACAAATTTTGTTTGTTCAAGAAGGGTTTCGAGATAAGCCTTATACTGATACTACAGGCCACCTTACAATCGGGATAGGCCGCAATCTTTCTGATAGAGGCATATCGCTTAATGAAGCTTATGATTTATTGGAGAATGATATAGAGTATTTTGAAGGCTGTTTGCAAAAAGTTTTTCCATTTTATGATAGACTTTCTCAGGCAAGACAAGCTGTTTTGGTTAATATGGCTTTTAATTTGGGGCTGAAGAATTTGCTGGAATTTAAGAAGTTTGTAGAATATTTGGCCGATAATGATTATTCAAATGCCGCCAAAGAGATGCTTGACTCTGTTTGGGCGAAACAAGTTGGGGCTAGAGCCCAAGTGTTAGCAGCTATTATGCAAACAAATGAACTTCAGATTGAGAGTTGATATTGGTGTTAAATAATTTTTTATGGTAGTGTAAATAAAAATAAGGATGTCTTATGTCGAAATGTGTTTGTACGCGCTGTTATGGTGAAGGCAAAGTGATGGGCGGTGGTATGATGTTGATTGAATGTCCGGAATGCGATGGTTTTGGGTACATTCGTCCTAGCGACAAAGAAGTTAAACAAAAAACCAGTGTTCCGCTCGACAGAAGGTCTAAGAGTTATAAAGAAGCGATTGCTAAACTCAAAAAGCTTCACCCGGACAAATCCGATGATGAGATAACAGAATTATTTGATAGCGAATATGAGAAATTGGAGTAAACTAAATGGCAATGGGACGACCTACAATTTATAGCCAAGAGTTGGCCGATTTAGTTTGTCATAGAATGGCTACACATTCAGAAAGCATTAAAAAAATATGCGAAATGTATGATGACATGCCAGATAACACAACTATTTACTCATGGATGTATACGAATCCTGACTTTTCCAGACAATTTTTGAAGGCCAGAGAACAACGTGCACATACTTTGCACGATCATATTAGAAACTTATCAGATGAAATTCATAAGCATGAAGGCGTTGACAAAGACGGTTTTATGCATATAGATTCTGGAATGGTTGCGGCTTATAAAATGCGTGTTGCTGTATTGCAAAAGCATATAGAACAAATAAATCCAGGTTATTACGGTAATAAACAAACTGATGAACAAGTAACATCTGAATCAACCAGGACTGTTTCCGAAGCATTGCAAAGGCTGATCAAAGAAAAAGAAAAAGATTGCTGATTCACCGTTTTAAGGGATTAAGATGTCAAATTATACATGTTGCTGTAGCTGTGAGCAAAAACTAAAGAAGTTAACAGATATTGTTTACGGTCTTTCGATATGTGTGGGCGGCATATATTTTATTGGTATCCTTTTTACTCTTTCTAAAATATTATTCTGATGGATAAAGATGAAATTAAAGCCTCGTTATGGGGCAGCTTTCTTGATTTCACCCAAGTTTTCTTTCCCCTCGTCACTGGTCGTGAGTTCTATATAGGCTCACCACCCGGTCGCGAGTCGCATTACATCACGATTGCACGCGAGCTTACATCTTGCGCCAGAATGCAGACAAAAAGCTTAGTGATTAATGTACCTCCAGGTCACGGAAAATCCGTAATGCTCTCTATGTGGGTAGCTTGGACGTTAAGCAAATATCCTTACTCTCAATATCTTTACATCAGTTATGGCAAGACTTTAGCAACAAAGCATACTGAATTTATTAAGCGTGTTATAAGCTGTTCATACTACAAAGATATATTCGGAGTAGCGATTCGTCATGATTCGAAGGCTAAGGATTTTTTTCAAACAACTGATGGCGGCTCTATTAGAGCTTTTGGGTCTGCATCAGCTGTCACGGGACAAGACGGAGGATTACCCAATCTTGACTGCTTTTCTGGCGCTGTCATTCTTGATGATATGCATAAGCCTGATGAAGCTCACTCAGATACAATAAGGCAAGGTGTTATTGATAACTATTGCGAGACAATATTACAACGTCCTAGAAGTCCCATTGTTCCTATAATCTCTCTTGGTCAGCGCGTTCACGAAGACGATCTCTCAGCTTTTATGCTGTCAGGTAAAGATGAGCGTGTTTGGAAACCAATAATACTTAAATCAATTGATGATGCTGGCAACCCTCTTTGCCCACAACTAAACCCCATTGAACAATTACGAGAAAAGCAGCTTAAAAATCCTTATGTTTTTGCCTCACAATTTCAGCAAGACCCTTTGCCCGCAGGTGGTGCATTATTCAAAGTTTCGAACTTTATCATCATGCCTGAAGAACCCAATATCCTAATGACTTTTATCACTGTAGATAGCGCTGAAACTTCAAAGTCATATAATGATGCGACAGCTTTTAGTTTCTTTGGAATTTATGAAATTGAGAATTTTGGGCAAAAGACAGGTGAATATGGCCTACATTGGCTTAATTGCTGGGAGATTCGTATTGAGCCTAAAGACCTGCAATCTGAATTTATGGACTTTTACGCTGATTGTATGATGCATAAAGTTAAGCCTCATATTGCGCTTATTGAGAAAAAATCAACAGGTGTTACGCTTTCTAGTACGCTCAAAGATGTAAGAGGTCTTGAGATACGCGATGTTAAACGTACGCGCGCCTCTGGCTCTAAAGCTGATAGATATCTTGAAATGCAATATTATGTTAATTCAAAGCTCATATCGTTCACTGAAGACGCTAAGCATTCAAAATTATGCATTGACCATATGATGAAGATCACAGCCAACGATACGCATAGGCATGATGATATTTGCGACACACTTTATGATGCGATTAAGGCAGCTCTTATTGACAAAACCATCGTTAACAAAGCATCATCTGAAACTGAATACAAAGCGATTGCTAAATCGTTTGGGCAGCAGTTTAATAGGGTTGAGAAGCTTAAGAGGGCAGCATATGGGCAGTGAATTAGATGAGATAGATTTTGAAAAGTTTATAGAAGAAATCAAAACAATAGACACAAAAAACCTTATTGCTATGCGAGATTTTCATAATAAGTTTAACTTGATAGCAAATGAGCTTAAACAGGTTGCTCAAAAGTTTGATGTAGACAAACAGGCATTAGATAAAATGTTTATTACATCTAAAAGAAAGCTTGAGATTGATAAAATATTTAAATCTATTGAAGAAGAATTGGTCAAAAGAAATGTCCAGGAGTCATAATGGACGAATTAGAAAAGTTAGAAGAGTGGCTTAAGAATCAAATAGATTATGAATTTGGTGATCTTTATGAATCATTGGAACACTTAGACGAGTTCAATAAAGGATTGCACAAAGGCAAAATAGAAGCCATGACCGAAGTTCTGGGTCGAGTTGTGGATAGGTTAAGACATCCTGAATAAAGAAAAGATAGAAGCAAAGTGACAAGTTTGTATCTATCCAGTCAAGCAATAAATACAAATCTCAAAACAAATTAAACGATGATTATCTAATGATTGACTTTAAATCGCAGTTTACTGAAAAATGGCTCGTAACCTTTACTGACCACAATGGAAAATCTGGCGGTGGTTTCTGTAATAACTATGAGCATTTGCAAGGACTTATAAAAAGAATAAGAGAGCTTGGCGGCACAGACATAAAAATAGAAGATCACACCCACAAAGCATATATAAAATGTTTAACAGAACAAGAAAATGATTGATTTATCAAAATCATCATGACACAATCGGCGTTGCTATATGCGAAATAGTTTTAGGCTTATCCATGAGCCTTCCTTTCCTTTTTGCATATAGCATAGATGCATTCTTGTTTCTTTATCTCCTTAGTTATTTTGTTGGGATAGCGTCCGTTCGGGTGAAAGGCCCGATTTTATCCAATCTTGCAATTATTACCATTTCAAGTCAAAATAAATGAGACGTCAGATTGAATGATTCAATCACATAAATGACAAGGATATGTCAGTATGATCGTTGCACAACGCTATCAGGATAGCCTTGACCGGATTAAGAACAGCGTCAGGCGAGCCTACGACTACTTTAAGCCAAACTATGACCGCTTTAACGAATTCCGTAAATTTATTTACGATACATCTCTATCATCTGATGACATAACCCTATTGATGACAATCGGCCGTCCTCAACTTGAATTCAATATCCTAGAAGCCTACATCTCACGCTTACTTGGGGAATTCTCAAAGCAAGAGCCAGACATAGAAGTCTCAAGCGATGACCAAGAACAAGCAGACCCTCTAACTATTCGTTTTGTGCAAGAACATCTACGCCATATATTCCTTGATAACAGAAATCATCACGTTAGATACGAAACCTACAAAGAAATCCTCTCTGGCGGCTTCTCAACGCTTAAAGTCATGACTGATTATGCAAACCCAATGTCATTTGACCAAGTCATTAGAATTGAAAAATGCTTTGACCCAACGCTATGTGGATTCGACCAATTAGCGAGATACAGTCACAAAGGCGATGGAAGATTTTGCTTTGAGCTATTCCCCAAGTCACGAGAAGAATTCGAAGAAGAATTTCCAGACATCCCTGTTAACGCACTTAATTTTAGACGAGACTTCTCAGGCTTTAGTTGGTCCTATCTTAATGGCAAAGAACAAATCATATTGGTTGCTGATTACTACGAGAAGAAGAAAAAAGAAAAGACAATTGTGCAATTGAACAACAGAAAAGTAATGACAAACGAGCAATATCGTAAACTCTTGGACGAATGGAACGATATTACAGTGCCGCCACAAATCGTAGGAAAGCCTAGAAAAACAATGATTGAAACGATTTGCCGCTATCGGTTAATCGAAAACCAAGTCATTGAATACGAAGAAACAGACTTTTCGCATTTTCCCCTTATCTTTGTTGATGGTAACTCAGCTTTCATAAGAACGCCAAAGACTGGCGATGTCAGGCAATTTACAAGACCCTATGTCTATCATGCGAAGGGCGCTCAAAGATTAAAGAACTACGCCGGCATTTGCCTTGCTAACGAACTTGAAAATACAGTGCAGCATAAATTCATGGTAGCCAAAGAAGCGTTACCTAAAGAAGAAGAATTCTTGCAATCCTATAAAGACGTTCAAAAGGCCAATGTGCTAGTTTACAACTCTGTTCATGAAGCAAATCCCGAGATGCCTATTTCTAATCCTGTCAGAGAAATACAGCGCATTCCCGCGCCTCCTGAGATTATACAAGCTTTTACAGGCTCGGACGCCCTTATCCAAAATGTGTTAGGCTCTTATGATGCTTCTCTGGGTATAAATAATAACCAGCTTTCAGGTGTAGCTATTGTTGAGGCCGCGAGTCAATCTAACGCAACGGCTATGCCTTATATTGTTGGTCTAATGCATGGATTGCAGCGTTCTGCTGAAGTCTATGTAGACTTGATACCCAAATACTTTACAACCCCTAGAACTGTTCCAATCATTGATGACGAAGGAAGAAGAAATTATTTGCGCATTAATCAACAAAATGGTCTTCCTATGGATTTTGATACTAATATCCTCAATGTGACTGTTAAAGCTGGCGCCTCATTCCAAGTACAAAAAGCACGTACTATTGGTATGGTTAAAGATATGATGGGAATGAGCCCATTGTTTGCGCAGTTCATGGCCGAGAAAGGCCTGCCTTTTATTCTTGATAATATGGAGGGTAAAGGCATAGAAGAATTAAAAGACTTAGTCAAGGAATGGACAGAAGAATATGAACAACAAAAAGCGCAAGCTATGCAAAGTCAAGCACAAGACCCAAATGCAATGAAGCCGCAACTTGAGATGGCAAAATTACAACAAAAGCAACAAACTGACCAAGCCAAGTTCCAACTTGATATGGCAAAATTACAAGCAGATGAGCGTAAGATTTTGGCTGATTTGCAGCTTGGACAGCAATCGGCTAATGTACAGCTTGTAAAGGCACAAACCGAACAATTTGCAAAATCTGTTGATTTAGCGCTTAAACAGCACGATCAAAAGCATAGGCATATGAAAGAAGCTATTGAGACTCATCATAAAACAACACACAAAGAACAACCAAGGGCGCATCAATGAGAAATCGTTATAAGCACAATAATCATAAATATAACAAATTTCATATGCCAAAGAAATATCAATGCCCTATTTGCCAGAATTATGAAGCTACAATTGACCCGCAATTTTTTGGTTTTTATTGTGCTCATTGCAAAAAAACAGGTAATATCGATAATTTATTTGTTGATAAAAAGGACGATATTCCGTGTTTGGCTATATAAGAAAAATATTTAGAAGAATAAAGGTTCAAAAATTGCAACGTCCATTCCATCATGAAAAAACGCCATCTTGCATCTACTACGAAGATGATGACATTTTCTACTGCTACACATGCATGAGGGAATGGAAAAGTAAGGATATCATAGGAGGTGATGAGAATGTCAAGGATTACTTGGAGTGACATATTTAACGCAACACCAACTGAGCTAAAGAAAACCTACAAGCTCAATGACAGACAATTAGAAATGGGTGTGCGACGTCATTTAGACGGCGCTAATGCAAAGGAACGCAGAGAAACATATGAGTCACTATACGCAAAAAAACGATAATTGGATAGACGAAATTATTCGATGCAAAACAGAAGGGTGTAAAAAGGTAGGACCTTATGCAGGTTATTGTTCTGCTCACGCCCTACAAAAAAAAGAAGAAGATAAATTCTATTATGAGCCTCGTTTTACATTTAATGATTATTGCAATGAACCTAATGATTGATGTATTTTAATAATATAAGCAAAAGGAGTTTGCAATGCCTCTACACAAAGGAAAAAGCAAAAAAATCATAAGCGAAAACATTTCTGAGATGATAAAAAGTGGCCATCCCAAAGACCAAGCAGTGGCCGCCAGTCTTAATCAAGCCCGAAAATCGGGTGCTCGTGTCAAAACGAAAAGCAGAAAATGACTTCTGCTTAATAACAACAAGGAAAAAAAATGAAAAAAATGTCTCATGAGCACCACATGAAAGCCGCTCACAAGAAAATGGAAGAAGCCCACGAACATCATCGTAAAGCCCATGAAGCCATGAAACATCTTCAAAAAGACGGTCACAAAGAAAAGAAACACATGGATGTCAAAGAAGATAAAAAACTTGTACGAAAAATGGTCAAAAAAGACTGTATGTACTAGAAGGATTAATGCCATGGCTATGAATATTATTGTTTCAACACTTTTGTCATTATTGGAAAAGGAACTAATTAATCTTGAGCCTGATATCGCCCAATTTCTTAAAGATGAAATTGACGCTATTGGCAATATGCTTCTTGATTACTTAAATAAAAAGTTTGCTGAAAAGGACAAATGATGGCTGAAAAATTCATACAAAAAGCGCTTTCTAAGCCTGGATCTCGAGGTAAACTTCATCGTGAACTTGGAGTTCCAGAAGGCGAAAAAATTCCTGCTAAAAAAATGGCTAAGGCTGCCAAAAGCAAATCACCAACTATTCGTAAGGAAGTAGCTTTTGCCAAAACCCTATCAAAACTAAGGAGAAAGTAAATGCATCGTGCACATCACAAAGATGGGAAACAACATTTAGGACATGCAGGCGAACATAAACATCATTCTAAAATGATTGATAATAGAATGGTCAAAGATACGCATCAAGAAGGCATTAAGCGCGTCATACAAAAAGAACATGATGCACGAGATGGCCACTTTGGCAAGATGGGGTTAAAACACCATGAAGGCAAAGGATTCAAGCGTGAGAATACCGGCGCATCTCCTGTTCGAGGTTAAAAGTTAATAGAAATCTAAATTTGATAAGGACATCAAAATGGGCATATTACAAGTTCCTGTGAGCTTATCCTCTCAGGTTGGCGTTATTCCGGCAACCCGGAAGATGGTTACAACTGATAACCTTGCAACGGTGACGGCTGCAGGATACTTGAACAGTGTTAACATGGAAGGATATCCGTTATCAACAAATGATATTGTTGAGGCTTTTTATTCCTATAACACAACAACCCAAACCGGTACATATGCAGTTTTTGGTGTTGCAATATCTGGTACGGGTGTTATTACATTAACTGAACTTGCAAACCCTGGCGATGTACTTCTTCCTGTTGTCTCAGGAGACTTTGCAACATTCAATGGGACAACTGGTCAGATTAAAGATGCTGGATTTTTGCCTTCTAACCCTGCTAAGACGAAGGTTGTTATGGCAAATGGCGCTGTTATAGCAAATCATATTGCTACCTATACTGATACTGCAGGTACAATTGGTGATGATGCAGCAACTGCCATTAATGGAGGCAATATTCAAGCGGGTCTTTCAGGAACTGCTGGGACCCTTTCTTCTTTCCCATCAGCTGCCACAAGTGGATCATTAAAAATAGCTGCCGTTGCGAATACAGGCGATACTATTACAACGCTTTCAAATGATGCGATGGGTCAAGCTTCTACGATTAATATCCCAGATCCAGCCAATGCCGTCGGTCAATTATTAATAGGCGCTACAGCAACACCTTTTGTAAGCGGTAATTTTCCTCAAAACTCTGGTACAGCCGGTTTAATGGTAGATTCTGGTATTGCAGTTTCAGCCCTTGCTACAACTAGTACAGCAGTATTATTATCACCAGCTGCAGACCAAACAATCACAGCTCATAGCCTTACTGTCGCTCAAGGTGATTTAACTGCAGGTAGCAGCGGCCATCAAGGAACAGTTGCCGCATTCCCTGCCGGCGCATTGGCTGGTAAACTGGTTTTATCTGCAATTGGTAATACCGGCAATACTGATGTGACTATCTCTAACGCAATTATGGGCCAAGCATCAGTCATTAGTATTCCAGACCCAGGAGCTGGCACAGCTGATTTTCTATTATCAGCTTCTTCATTAGGAACACAATCAGTTACCGGCAGAATACTGCAAACAGGTAACCCAATTGTTGCAACAAATGTTGTGACTGCAACCGCAGCCGCTCTTGCAACAGCTGGCAAAGTAAATGTCTGGGTGGCTCCAACAGTCACCGCTCAAATTGCAATTCTTGATATCAAGGTATTTTTATCAACCGGCCTTTCTGGTGGTGGTGGGGATAGATTGTTATCATTAGCTGATGGTACTTTAGTGTTCAATGATACAGGTATAACTGCCGCCCTTTTAGGTACCCCTATCTTCACTCTTTGGGGAGGGACAGGGAACCCAATTGCATCAGCAGCAGAAGCAACAATATCTACAGCTGGTGCAAATGTATATTTGCAATATATTAGCGGCACAACAGACTTTACAACTGGCTCTGTTATTGTTGCAGTCACCTATGCGCAAGTAACCGCATAAGTTAATATATAGCAATTATGTTTAAAAATTAGGCGCATTAAATTGCGCCTTTTTCTATTAATTTTATAATTAAAAACAGATGATTGATAATAAGTTTTATATCTTTTTCTATACTTTCTAATCTAATATTAAATTGATCGTAACCATCAAATAATTTTTCTACGCCATCGTAAAGATGTTCTATCTCATGTTGAATTTTTATTATTTCATCCATCATTCTTCAACCAAATTATTTTTAAACCAAAGCTCTGTCTCTTGCTCGGGATAAAAAACTTTGCCTTTTCCTTGCAGTCGAACATAGGGCGGGGAATCTTTTTTCCATCTTCTTAGTTCTAACCAAGAAGTTGACATTCCGTATTTGTATGATACTTCTTTTTGTGTGAGATACTTTTTTCCTGATATTTCAATCATAGCCAATCCTTGTCTATTTTCTACTAAAACGTATTTAAATTCTTATTCCTAACATTTGTAGACTAAACCTTTTTAACGTTTTTTGCAATAAGGCATAAGAGCTTATAGAGTTTTCATATGACTAGATTCCGACATGCTTCGAAGTCATCGAGACCCGTGCGTTATGCGGGGCCATACCTTCACGGGGGAATAGTGGATCGGACTTAGGCGATCTAAAAGGGATTCTAAGCGAGACTCGTTCGTCAGGCGAGGTTACTACCGTAGCGGGGTTAATAGCAAAGAGGGATTTATGATGGACGAAGGCCAAGGATTAGGTCAAGGTTTAGAAACTTCTGAACCTGTTGCAAACAATCAAGCGCCTAGTGCGCCCGTTCCAGATAGTGCGCCTGTCGAGCGAGTATTTAAACAGTCTGAATTAAATGAGATTGTTAAAAGGGTAAAGCATAATGCTGTAGAAGACTATAAGAGATTATCGTCAGAACAGCCCCAATATGCACAGCAAAAGTATAATGAGTCACCAAAAACTCAAAGTGACTTAACTTCATCAGAAGAAACAATAAGGCGTCTTGCAGCAGAAGAGGCCCATAGACTTCGAAATGAGTGGATAGCTGATGCTCAATCACGCTCCGAACAAGATGCTGCACAAAAGATAGTCTCAAATTTCTGGAACAAAGTTTCAGCAGCCAAAGAAAGTTACGAAGACTTTGATACTGTAACCAATGATATTGAATATGCAAACTTTCCAAATGTTGTGCAAATTCTTGCGGAACACTTGGACAATTCAGGTGACGTCTTATACGAACTTGGTCGTGACCGGTTCAAGATGGCGCAACTTGAAATGCTGGCTGAGAAATCACCAAAGGATGCATTGGTTCAAGCAAGAAGGCTTGCTGAATCAATTAAAACCAATAAATCATCGGGTAACAGACAATCTAGAGAGCCCTTGTCTCAAATGCGTTCCTCACAAACTAGCACGGATAGTGGAGTCTTGACGGCGAGCGATTATAGACGATTGCATCTTGAGCGCGCGAGACAAAGATAGCCCCCATCCGATTATTAATCGTGAATGGAGTAACTTGACATGGCCGTTTTCCCGAATAACATTTTGCAACAGGTCCAAACGTATCAACGCTCTGGTCTTGGGCTTTTATATAACTTATGTTGTCATATCGCTACTGCTAATACTAAGTTTAAAGACTTTGATCAAATCCAAGCCAACCTTGGTTCTACTGTTACATTCGATTTGCCTCCACGTTTTACCTCAGCTGCAGGTCTTGTGGCGTCCTTTGAGCCTGCTGTTCAACGTGTATTACAATTGGTAGCAGACCAATCTAACAATACTTCTTTCGCTGTTACCGCCCAACAAAGAATTTTTAACTTGGAAAAAGGCGAAGAAGATTATATGCGTGTATTTGGTAAATCTGCAATCGCGCAGCTTGCCAACTTAGTTGAAACCAATATTGCTCTTAACTGGGCGTCTGCAGTTGTTTCACAAGTAGATGGATCAACCAATACCTTTTCAGGCCCCTACCGATTCTTCGGTAATGGTGTCACCGCGATTTCTTCATATCAACAATTGGCTTCTGCTGTCATGTTCTTCAAGAACTATGGCTCAGTTGCTGAGGGCATGAAGATTTATCTACCTGATACCATCATCCCAGCAATCGTTGGCAGCGGCTTGAACCAATTTGCTCCAATCCGAAACGATGAAATTGCAGCCTCATGGGAAGTGGGAGATTTTGGCACGCCTCGTGTAAGTTATTATCAATCTAACTTAATGCCCATCCATGTTTCTGGTAATACTGGTGTTTTGGCTCAGACATTAACGGTTGTTTCAACCAATGACCCCACAGGTCAAAATGTTACGCAAATTACTGTTTCAGGTGCTACCAACTCTGATGCGAATGCAGTATTTGCAGGAGACGTATTCCAGTTTGCAGATGGTGTTGCGAATCAGCCTAACATGCGTTATTTGACATTTATCAATACAGCAGTTAGTGCAAACCCTGTTCAATTTAGGGCAACTGCTAATGCTGGTGCGAGTTCAACTGGATTGGTTACAATTTCTATTACGCCAGCTCTTAACTGGGCAGGTGGTGCTAACCAAAACCTTAATAACCCAATAGCTGCAGGAATGCAACTTTTGACCTTCCCTTCTCACAGATGCGGAGGAATCTTGGGCGGTGATGCATTTTATCTTGCAATGCCTCAATTGCCAGAGCAATCACCATTCCCCACAGCAAATGAATATGACCCAATTACTGGTGCATCACTTCGTCTGACTTACGGTTCTTTGTTCGGTCAAAACCAAACAGGGATGATTTATGACGAGGTCCATGGTTCAGTGATTGTGCCTGAGTATTCAATGCGGATGTTGATTCCTCTGTCTCAGGGCTAATTAATTTAGTCGGTTACGTTTTGTAACCGACTTAACTTATCTTAAGTGAGGTTAATAAAATGGCAACTCCACAAATCCAAAATGATCCAATCTATTCATTGCCACATCTTTATATTTCTGGCTTGAATATTTCTGTTGCATCAACAACTATTATCGCAATAGCACCAGGGCAGGCGCGTGACTCAAATGATAATATTGACATGCCTGTTAGCTTTCCTAATCTGCAAGGTGTTACTTATCCTGCTCAGCAATTTTCAAACTACTCACCTCCTTTGTTAGTTAGTTCTGCTGTCAATGGCGTGAATGGACTTGATACGGGCACAATTGCTGCAAGTACGCAATATGCAGTTTACTTGATTGATGATTCTCGCGGTTACAATCAAACAGCAGCCGTTCTATCCCTAACTTCAAATGCATTTCCAATCATGCCATTTGGTTATGATTCTTATCGTTTGATTGGCTTTATAGCAACTGATGGTTCATCACATTTTGTTTATGCGACTAGTAAGCCTCAAAATATGGTAAATGCGCTTTCTTATTTCAACCAACCGCCTATTTCTGTTTTATCAGGTGGAAACGCGACTTCATTTACTGCTATTGACTTAACTGCATCTTCAGCCGTTCCAACAACAACACTTCAAAACGTGATTGTAGAGCTTCTGGTTGTGTTCACGCCTGCAGCTGTTGGGGATACTGTTCAGTTTAGACCTACAGGCTCTACTGCTACTGCTAATCTTGTGACAATTACTGGCATTACAGCAGGTATTGCTCAAACTCAGTATATCCAAGTGATTGCAGGTGTAGGTTCTTCTAAACCTGAAATTGACTACAAAGTCACTTCAGGAAGTGATGCTGTATCAGTTTCTGTTGTTGAATGGACAGGTGTGTCTAACACTGCATATCCTGCCTTAGTATAAACCTAGGAGCGAGTTATTATGCCTTATACAGCGCAACAATTAATAACTCGCTCTTGGTTCCTTTCAGGTATTGTTGCAAGAAATCTACAGGTTCCAACGGGCGATCAAATCACTGATGGTCTTCAGATGTTAAATGATTTGCTTAATTTCAAGCAAATTGAAGTTGATCTCGTTCCCTACTATACCTATATAACCTTCAACGCAGTCCCCAATCAAGAGTTTTACTTTTTGCCTTATGTCTCTATAGTTGAGCTCTCAACGTTTAATATAGACGTTGTCAGGTACCCTATGGACATGACTTCACGACGGCATTATTTTGGTTCTTCGCGGGTTGATAATATTGCATCTTTGCCTTTTAACTGGAATTACAATAGATCTGAAGGCGGAGGCTACTACGCCCTCTACTTTCTACCTTCTCAGAATTTCCCTATTAAATTAATGGTCAAACTATTTCTTACTGACGTTACACTAAATACTGACCTAACGAATATTACGACTTCTTTTACAAACCCTAATCATATTCCTGAATATACAATGTACAGTTTTATAAATAATTCTATACAAGGGTTAGATACTAGCTATATTGAATATTTGAGATACGCGCTCGCTAGAATGATGTGCAGCGAATACGGCATATTGTTTAATCCTGAATCAGAAAAGATATTTCAATCTTATCAGCGTAAGTTGATGTATATGGAGCCGCCAGATCTAAGTAATATAAAAACTAGCATACTTGTACAAGGAACGGGCATTAACTGGGGGGATGTGAATATTGGCAGGGGCTACCGTCCAGATTAGATACATTTAGAATTATATTTAAACAAGGAATATTCAAATGCGCATGAGGAACATGCCCAAAACTAATCCGCCAATAAAATACAAGGGCGCATGAATTGGCAGAAGGTGGGCTGAAGATCAAAAAAAATACAGGGATGTAAAAGCATGATGGAAGAACAAGAACTAAATGGCTACATTAAATTTGATTCTCGATTAACAAGAGCCGAAGTTACTTTAGAGGATTTGACAAAAGCAATTGCCGATATCAAAAAAGATATACGCTGGTTGTTGAGAACCTATATTACTTTTAGCACAGCTATTATTGGTATTCTTTTAAAGTCATTGCCATTGATTGGTTGATATGTAATAATTATCCGTAATAATTAACGGCAAAGGATAATTATGAGTAAAGAAAAAGATCTACCGAATTTATTGTCTGTAAAGAAATTTTGTGAGAAACACACCAGTTTTAAGAATGGCGGAATTAGAAATCTTATCTTTAATTCGCAGTCTAATGGAATGAAACAAGCTGGTGTATTGTTAAAAATTGGAAAGAATGTATATATAAATGAAAGAAAGTTTTTTGATTGGATAGATAAAATGAATGGCTTGTAAAAAAATTGTTAAGCGACCTAAATTTTCTAAAGCACTGATAAAAATAGCCAGGTCTAATCTAAAACAATCGATAGATTCATCTAATGAAGGTTTTTTGATTAGGGCAGAAATTGAGAGAAAGCTCAATTATTTATAGAATGTGTTATAATTAAACAAAATCTCCAGGGATGGATTTCCTACCCGGAGAATAGAATGAACAAGACAAATGAAATACAATTTACAGTAGACCACGAAGTAAGAATTAGATTACTTGAAAAAATAGCCGAGAAAATTGATGCCAGGTTTGACCATTTAGATAATAAAATGGATAACCAGTTCAAATGGACTATAGGTATTATTATTACAACCTTTATCGGCTTGGTCTTAACAAAGATATTCTAGGAATTGTTGGCAGGATGCTTCCGAACATAAAGCGGGGCAAAAAATGAGTGACGTACCAGAAAATGACAATGTTGTAAGTATAAGAGACTTCATGAACCATGAGACTAGGATTTCTTTGGTTGAAAGAGCGATAATCAATATTGACAAAAGAGCGGAAGAAGCTAGTAAGCAATTTGAACAATTCAGAAAAGAATTTCGAGAAGATATTCGAGATCTTAGAGCTGAAACAAAAATGCATTTCCGTTGGACGATGGGCGGAATTTTTGGGCTAATTGTTTTGATGATTGGAAAATATTTCTTCTAGACAAAAAAATACCCGCACGATTTAAGCATGTCAACCTAGAGTGACAGAGGCTTGGCGGGTGTATTAAAGATATTATAACATCTACTGTGTGAATATCCCAGCTCAAAACTTCTGGATAGCCTTTTAACATGCATATCTATAACCTGTTAACAAATAACTTGCTCTTTTCAGCCTTTACTTACTAACAGCTCATCCTAAGCTTAATACCGCTGATATCTTCAAGGTTTTCCATGGCATAAGATCATGTTTTTATTTGGGAATAGGAATAAGTCCACAAAAAAGGCCGAAACCAATAACAATAACAAGCTTAAGATCTCGAATAGTTTTGTTAATTGGCATTGTCCTACCAAGATTGTTACAATAAGTATATATCTTTTCGTATGCCCGGATGCTAACGAATGAAGAACAGAGGTCAAAACTTCACCCCCGCAGAACTCAATATTGTAGGCTCGTCTACATTTGGCCGATACCCAAAAATATCAGAAGAAAAAACATACAATATGTTTGTTTCTGATAACTTTCTAGTTCCCTATGCCGGATATCAAATCGCAATTCCTTCTGCATCTTTTGGTGGCGGAGTCTCAGGAAGGGCCATTTTTACAAGTGTTAAACTAAATAAATTAGTGGTCGTAATAGATGCCAATGTCTATCTTGTCTCTTTGACATATAATCAACAACTAGGGCAAGTTGAATTTGTACAAGTTATATTCCTTGGATCTCTTCAAACATCTACAGGTGTCGTTTATATATCTGAAAACAATGCATCTCAAATCCTTATATCTGATAACGTTTCCCTTTATTTATATGATGCTACTTTATCACCCGCATTTAGAACATTAAGTATAGATTTTACACCAGGATACATCACATTTCATGATACCTACTTCATAGCCGCAGCAAGAAATAGTAATAGCTGGAGATTGTCTGGTCAAAATGACGGCACATCTTGGCCCAATGTTGCACAAAATGTAGGACTAATTCAAACAAAGCCAGATCAAATCCAAGCAGTAGTACGCTTTCCATCAAAAGGGAACATGATTTTTGTAATGGGATCGATAGTCACAGAATCTTGGTTTGACACAGGAGCCCAACTTTTCCCCTATCAACGGAATGATCAATATAATATCGACTATGGCTGCATTTCGCCCGCAACAGTTGCTTATCTGGATGAAATAGTGGTTTGGCTTGCTCAAAATGAAAAGTCAGGGCCTATTATTTTAATGTCCAACGGCGGAATGCCGAAAAAGATAACAACAGATGGCATAGACTTTCTTTTTTCTAATCTTCAAAACCCGCAAGACTCACAAGCCTTTCTCTATAGGCAAGACGGTCATCTTTTTTATCATATCAACTTTTATTCAGATAACCTGTCTTTATTCTATGATGTTTATAATGATAAATTTTATCATGCGTGCGATCAAAATCTTAACTATTTCATAGCCGCGGAAGTCGCTTTTTTTGGTAACCAATATTATTTCATTACAAGAAATAATGGCAATATGTTCTCATTTGATACATTGTTTACAACTTATCAAGATGTAACGCCAAATGGCACTGTTTTTACGACTGAGATTCCTAGATTTAGGACGTGCAAGAATATAAGAAAAGCAGATCAAAGTTATTTTGTGGCTAATGATGTCGGCTTTACAATTGAGACCGGAGAGACAAATTATACGCAACAGATATTGCCGAGCCCCATAGATCTGGTGACGCAAAACGATTTATTCTTGTTAACACAGGATGGAAATTTTATTGAACTTCAAAATGGTTCAATAGTTGTTAACGTCACGCCAAGGGTAGATCTATCAATATCTACGGATGGTGGAGCAACATTTGGTAGCGATATGCCTTATATATTGCCCCCCATTGGATTAAGGAAGAACAGATTAATGTGGTGGCAATTGGGCGTCGTTAATGATTTGGTTTGTCAATTCAAATTTTGGGGAATCGGAAGATTTGTGGCAACAACAGGCCAGGTTATGACAAGGGAATAATAAGTGACACAAAGAAAAATAGAACAATCCATTTTTCCAGATTTGCCAAGGACTGCGCCTGCTGTGGATAAAGACGGAAACTTCGCGCCTCTTTGGTCGCTTGGTTTTGCGTCATTATTTCAAGCGCTTCAAAAGAACTTTAAGAATGAAGGCATTTTATTTCCAGCTTTATCGGCAACGGATATTGCGACCATTCAGAGTATTTATAATCCTGCATTAATTGGCTCTCCTTTGCCTCAAAATATTCCCGACATATCTGGGCAAACTGTGTTTGATACAACAAATCGCGTACCTAAACAGTTTATAATTTTGTATGATAATTCTACTCCTCCTAATATAATTCAGGCTTTATGGCTTAATATAAATGTAATGTTGACAAATGCAGGGAATCCAAATGGGTCTGTAGTTGGTAACGCAGGATGGCTCTGTTATAATACATTAGGTGCATCAGGAAGTATTTTATATATTTGTACAGCTAATGGTTCAACGAGCTGGACTGCTGTATAAATTTAGTATAAGGATATACTAATATGAGCTGGTTAAGCGAAGCTTTCGGTGGCGGTAGATCTAATCCTGCGAATGCAGCGATTCCTTTTATTCAGCAAATTCCTGGGCAAACATCTCGATATTACGACCCTTATATACAAGCTGGAAGTAGGAGCATCCCTTCTCTTGAAGAACAATATAATCAATTATTAACAAATCCTGGGGATAAAATAAATCAGGTTGGACAAAATTTTCAACAGTCTCCTGGTTTTAAATTCGCATTAGATCAAGCATTGCAAGGAGCTGGACATGCAGCTGCTGCAGGTGGTATGGCAGGAAGTCCGCAGCATGAATTTCAAAACATGGGCATAGCAACTCAGTTAGCTAATCAAGATTATTATAATTATTTGAATCAAGCGCTGGGATTATATGGAAAGGGATTAAGCGGAGAGCAAGGATTATATGCCGGTGGTCTTGGTGCATCGCAGTCAATGGCAGATCAAATTGCCCAGGCCCTTGCACAACAAGCGGCATATCAATATCAAGGACAAGCAGGACAAAATGCCGCTAAATCTGGATTTTTAAGCGATATTTTAGGGCTTGGCTCAAAAATTGCTAGCCACTTTTTATAAGGGAAAGAAATGGCATTTACATTCTATAGCCCACCAACATTAACAGCAGAACAAGTAAGTCCATTAGGAAACTTGCTTAAAAATTCAATTCAAAAATATATGCTTTTAAACCAAGCAGAATTACAGCCTAAATTATTAAAAGAAGAACTAATAAAAAACCAATTGTTTAATAAATATTATGGGCCAGAAAGAGAATCTTTAATAGCTGGGCGACAAGCAGAAATGAGCAAGCTTCCTCTTCAAAAACAATTATTAGAAGCTCAAATACAATCCGCAGCATCTTTGGCTAGCAAAAGAAAAGCCATACAGGATTTATTAATAAGTACTTTGTCTGGAACTGCGTCTCCAATGCAGGGTCCTGCTTTAAATAATCCGGATATATCTGGTTTGTTGCAAGGACAAGGTGCTATGCAAGCCCCTTCGACCCAACAACAATTTATGCAATCCACCCCAAACGAACAGCTTAGTCAGACTCAACAAGAACGAGGCCTTAACTACCCTCAAGCGGCTTTATTAGAAAAAGAACTTTTCGGGACACAGCCGAAATTTATTGAAGTAAACGGCCAGCATCTAGCCGTGACCCCATTTGGAAATATTCCTATAGCAAAAGGATTAACTGCCGAAGAAAAGGCAACTGAGCAAGGGCTGGGCAAGTACAAAGCAAAATTATATGGTGACTCAATTGATGCCTTTAGGGGATATCAAAATCAACAAGCAGCATTAGATGCGCTAACAGATGCCGTAGAGAACAATCCTGAATTTAGAAATGTTACAGGCAGAATAAAACAGCCTCTCACTAATTGGTTGGGAACTCCTGAACAAAAGCAATTATTAGGTAGCTTGCAATCATCATCTGGTGAAATTGCGTTACAAGTAGCGCCCGCCCTTAAAGGCGCGTTTACTGGACGAGATCAAGCATTAATAAATACTATTAAAGCATCACCAAATGATTTTCCAGATGTGTTTATAGGAAAGCTAAAGGCACAGAAATTAATAAATGCCGCACTATCTGAGCGGGCAAAATTAACCGCAGAACTAATAGAAAAAGGGTCTTCTCCACTGCAGGCTTCAGAAATGGCAGCTAAGAAAACGCCTCTTTCTAGATTCAAATCAGCTATTGACAAATTAACTACACATCATAGGAATAATCTTATATCTTCATCTTTTCAAAATAATGAAATAACACCTGAAGAGGCAAGAGAAGAACTGGCACGCCGACAAGCTATGAGGCAAAGAAATGGCTAAAAATTATTCAAAATATTCTGACGATGAGCTGATGAAAATTGCAGGAAGCCAGCCTGACAAAGCCACGATAGATTTTAATAATCAACTTCAGCAAAATATTGGCGCAGGAATATCCGGGTTCTTATCTAATATACCCAATGCAATTTTGAATGTTTTTAAATCTCAAGCTGAAAATGAAGGTGTTCCAGCGCCCATTGCTGAATTATCAAAAGGTGTTTCTTTAGGTGGCACCCAAGGATTATCAGATATAGGTTTGTCTGTAACGAATTTATTCAGGCAAAATAAAATACCACATCCTGATATTTTGAATGAGAATCCGCAGTCAATTTATGAAAACATTGGCCAAAATGTAGGGAAGATTGCGGCGCCCCTGGCTATTCCAGGCTTGTCAGCCGTTAAAGGCGCTCAATTAGCACCCAACCTCATTTCAAAGCTATTGCTGGGAAGTGGCCTGGGCGCTGCAGAAGGCTATGCAATGAATGAAGGAAATCGTGGGGAAGGCGCTATATTGGGATCGCTATTAGGTGGTGGATCACAAGGAGCATCGTCTTTGCTTAATCTGTCTCGTAATATTCAGTCTAAAAATATTGCGAAGCATGTTTCTAATGAAGTTGACCGCATGAATAAACATTTTAATAATAGATTTGAAAATGCACTTCTTTCTGGGGAAGAGGCCGGTGCCAATGAATTTTTAAGAGGCGAGAAGGCCAATATTAAGCTATTGAAAAAAGAGGGAAATGCAAAAAATGTTTATGCACTAGAAAAATTCAATGCGAATCCCACGCTTAAGGGCGCTCATGAGGCACAAAAAGATTTGGCCAAAATTGAAAGAAAATACAAAAATCGTCAAGAAAATAAACTTGAGACCGACATCTACAAAGAGGCATTAAAGAGCAAAAACAGAATTTTACAAAAGATTTCAGATGCATTTGAGAAATCAGGCGCAAAAGAACATGGCGAATCATATCAAAATGCTCGGGCTGAATACCTGACTGAGGCAGTCCCCTATATTGAAAGCCCTGCAATTAGAGGCCTTCTTGGAAAAAATAAAACTAATGCACAAACAATTAGACCTAAGGAATTTGCTGATAAGCTTTTGCAAGAAGAAGAATTCTTAGCAAGAGCGGGCGAAAAACATCCAGGATTGTTACAAAGAGAAAAAACAAAGAAGATCATAAAGCACCCACTGACCAAACTAGGAGCAGTCGCTGCTATTTCTTATCTTCCTTATGAAATACAAAAATTATTAGGATCTGTCAAATAAATATTTACATTGTGGTCAACAAATTATATTATGGTTATTTTGTTATCACAAGGGAGATTAAATGTTAGGCTTTTCTTTGTGCAGCTGGATGTTTATTGTTACAGTATTGTGGTTTTTGGATAGTCCATGCGAGAAAGTACATGTAAAATCTGAATCTAATGATGATTATTATGATGAAGAGCTCTGTTGGCTGTATGATTAATTATTAATATATTAAAATTTAACAAGGACGTTAAATGGCAATCAACAATTCGCTGCTTATTGCAGCCCCAATGTTACAAGACCTTTTCGAGGATAAATCTGGTGTGCCATTGGCAGCAGGGATTGTTACATGTTACCAGGACAACAATAGGACAACATTAAAAAACTGGTATTATCAAACAGGCGGACCTGGCGCCTATACTTTCACAACGCTACCTAACCCAATGACATTGAGTGCTGCTGGTACAATTGAAGATGCCAATGGCAATGACACCATTCCTTTTTTCTATCCATTTGATGAAAACGATCAAACAGTAGCACAGCCTTATTACATCACTGTTGATAATGCAAATGGTCAACGCCAGTTCACAAGACAAAATTTTCCTTATAATCCTGCTGGATCTGGCGGCGGTGGCGGAGGAACTCAAACCTTATCAAATATAGTTGTAAATGGGCAATTTTACAGAAACATTGGCATACTTAATGCAACAAATTTATCAAGTACAGCTGTTATTGGTACACCAATTGCAACAACATCCATCAATTATGTAACAGTTGCTCCAAGCCAACATGAAGGTCTGGTATTTCAGCCAGACATGACTTTCATGAAAAATGCTAATGGCGGCGCTGATACAATAACTTTCACCAAGTTTGCACAAGGCTCTACGCCAGTATTAACTGGTGATATTACGCCTGAGTATTACCTCAACCATCAAGCAACTACCGGCGGTGGAGAGACATTAAAATTCTATCAGATCCCACTCTCACTACATCTGCAAACGCTAGATTTAACAAGTTTTACAGTAACAATTCAGGCAACTGCTTCTATTTTGACATCGCCCGGGAACACAATCCAGCTTTACCTCTATCAATATGCAGGAGCTGGTAAGATTTCTGCTGCCCCTTTTGCTATAGGCGCGCCTATTGTTTTAAACAATACATGGACAAAATACACAAGAACTGGTTCCTTTCCTTCTGATGCCACAGTATCGCTTGGAAATGAAGATGATGCCTGGTTTTTGCAAATTGGATTAGCTCCTAATGCAACACTAAACGTGAGCCTTGCACTGCCTTCATTATATCTAGGAACAACAGTCCCTACGAATTCATTTACAACTTATGATCAAGTGAATGCAATTATTAGTAGCCCTAGAACAGGGGACATTAGAACGAGCTTAAACTCATTTATGCCATTTGGCTGGGTTGCTATGAACGATGGCACGATAGGGAATGCCACAGTTAAAACCTTACCAACAACAGGCGTGGGATTTGCTAGGCAAAATAATGATACATGGCCTTTATTTAATCTTATTTGGAATGCATTTTCTAAATTCAATAATGCATCTACAAACTTAATTGCTCAAATGTTTGACTCAACAGGTGCAGCAGTAGGATATGGAAGTACTGCAATAGATGACTTTAATGCTAATAATCAATTGTCTTTAACTAAAACAATGGGGCAAGTCATCTTAGGAACTGTTCCTTTATCATCTGTTGTAGGCTCTACAAAGCTAGCAGACGGATTAACGACACAGTTTACAACCACTTTTACAGCAACCCAATTAACTGAAACCTTTACTGCTTCAAACGTTGGTAGCAATCTTACACTAACAGTTAGCGGTACTAATCCTTATTATTTTGGTCAGCCAATTGAGTTTTCAACCTCAAGCGGCGTTCTTCCCACAGGTCTATCAGCCGCAACAGAATATTGGTTAGTCCCCACTTCATCAACCACATTAACTGTAGCAACATCATTACAAAATGCGCTTGATAATGTAGTTATTACATGGACTGATGATGGAACGCCACCAAATAATATATTAGATTTTGGGGTCGTTTTAACGGCTGCTAATGCCATAAATACATTTCCTGGCGATACAATAACTTTTTCAACAACTGGAACGCTTCCAGCTGGCCTGGATAGCACACACGTTTTTTACGTCATTCCTATGTCTTCTACTATAATCTCGATAGCTACAACATTTTCAAATGCCATTCAAGGCATTCCAATTGCCTACTCAACAGCAGGAACGCCAACTAATACATTATATTTAAATGAAGTTGGATCAAATACTGGTGAATATGGACACAGCCAAACTGAATTTGAATTAGCTACTCATTTCCATTCATATACTACATTAGCGACAAATCTGAAAGATGCGGCAGCAGGAACAACTTTCCCATCAACCACAGGAACACTTACATCCGGCATAAAGGGTAATGGTCAGGCTGCGAACGTCGTTCAACCCAGTACGTTTGCCAACATTTTTATAAAGCTGTAAAATACATTAAACATTAGTCAAAAGGATTTTAACAATGTCAAGCCAATTAGAATTCGGACGAGACCTTCAGGGATTTAACGCCTACGCCCCAATCTTTCCAACAGATATCTTTACGGCAACGCTAGCTTCAGGCTCTGCTAAATCCGTCACCGTTCCTTCGTCTGCTCCCGTTTGGATAATGTACATAAGAATGGAGCCAACGGGGTGGGCCTGGGTTTCTAGGACAACAACAGCCGCCATTCCAGGCGGAAGCTCTTTTGCTGCATCACAAAGCGATTTGGCTGTCGGCACAATTGAATTCAAAAGAACAGTTTTTGCAGGCGATGTAATCAGCCTTATAACGCCAAATACTACACTCAATATAATTGTTGAGTTTTATCAATCCAGTTACCCAGGCTTTTTGTAAACGAACAACGATTGTTCGTACGTATTTTAAGGACGAAATACAATGGGGCAAGAGAAACTTACAGACTTACCCGTCGCATCTAGTGCAAATCTTGGCGACATTATCTATGCTGTACAAGGCTTTGTCCCATCTGTTTCTTTAGGAACATCTGTTCAAGAAACATTGCAACAAGTATTCGATTTATTCAAAATTGGATTTATTGTTGATAATGCTGGTAATCCTAATGGCGCCGTTGCAGGAAGCTTAAATCAGCTTTGCTGGGACTCAACTAATCATATTCTTTATATCTGTACAAACCCAGGGAATGCAGCAACCGCCGTTTGGATGAAAACAATTCAATTAACAGCAGGCTCGGGCGTTTCGATTTCTCAAGCCGGTAGCAATATTACCATAAGCGCTGTTTCATCACTCTTCCCGTGGGTCGAAGTTCTAGGAACTTCGCAAATTATGTCGGCAAATACAGGTTATATCCCAAATAACGCAAGTCAGGTTGCATTTACGCTGCCTGTTGGCAGCAATGTTGGTGATGAATTATTCGTAGTAGGCGAAGGGACAGGCGGCTGGATAATAAATCAAAATGTTGGGCAAACTATCAATCTTGGAACAAGCACTACAACAGGCACGACAGGAAGTCTTGCTTCAACTCATAGGCATGACTCGATTCACTTGGTTTGTACAGTAGCGAATTTGGAATGGACCGCTGCATCGGCTCCCCAATCCTCTGGGTTAACAATTGTTTAAAAGGTTGTTATGAACAGTATGTAAATATATAATGCATGATTTTTGGATCATGTATAATGAGAATATGTAAGATTTGTAATAAAGAAAAAGATTTAAACTTATTTCCAAGTTTTATGACAAAAGGGAAATATAGAAGCTATAGAAGAGATTGCACAGAATGCAGGAACGAAAGAAGGCGAAAAGGTAGGATTTATACCGATCGCAGAGATGGTTATAAACATAAACAATGGACAAAAGAAGTATTAGAAAGGGATGGGTACAAATGTCAAGTTTGTGGATCCTTTGAAAGCTTGATAGCCCATCATATTGTAGAATGGGATGATAGTCTGGAATTAAGATTTGAGTTGTCAAACGGACAGACTCTTTGCAGAGGATGTCATATGAGACATCATCAATCTATAAAATGTAATTTTCCAAAAAATAAAGCACCATGGAACAAAGGATTAAAAACTGGTAAAGGCGGACCAAAAGGACAAACATTTACACCAGAGCATTTAGCGAAACTTAGAAAAGCAAAGTTGGGACGCAAGCTATCTGATGAGCATAAACAAAAGCTAAAAGAAGCAAAGACGCCAGAGAACATAGAATTAAATAAAATAAGATTTAAAGGAAAGAAGTGGGAAAAGGATGTCAATACAGGAAAAAGAATCTGGATTGATTAATGATTAAATAACACACGGAGTGTGTAAAATGAGCACGAACAACGCCGTCAACACTTCCCTCTCAGGCCAATCTGGGACTGGATCTTTCGCTGGAACTACAAGTCCTACTTTTGTCACGCCTGTATTAGGCACGCCCACCTCCGGTAACCTTCAAAACTGTACAGGATATCCTTCTTCTGCTTTAAGTGGTGTTGTTCCATTATCATTAGGAGGCACTAATGCAAACCTTACTGCTTCAAATGGTGGCATTTTTTATTCAACTGCTAGCGCAGGAGCAATATTATCAGGCACCGCTACCGCAAGCCAAGTACTTTTATCCGGCTCAAGCGCTGCCCCCGCTTGGTCAAGTGCCACCTATCCATCTTCCACCACCGCTAATCAGCTTCTCTATTCATCTGCCACTAACGTTATAGCAGGGTTAGCTACAGCTAATAGTGCGGTACTCGTCACATCGAGCGCGGGCGTGCCGGCTTTATCTGGGACAATGACGAATGGTCAATTAATTATAGGATCAACGGGATCTACACCTACCGCTGCAACTATAACAGCAGGTACAGGTATTTCGGTTGCCAATGGCGCAGCTTCAATAACTATTTCCGCAACAGGTGCAGGTACGTGGGTCAACCAAAATACATCTTCTGTCACTATGTCTGTAGATACTGGATATCTGATAAATAACGGGGCAAGCCTTGTTACTTTAACGCTTCCCACAACATCGGCAATTGGGGATTATGTTGAAATAACCGGATTTTCAGCTGGCGGATGGACTATTGCTCAGGCAGCTGGACAACTTATTCATATCGGCAATCAAGTTACTACAACAGGAGTAGGCGGCTCTCTTTCATCTACTAACCAATATGACTGCGTAAGACTTAGGTGTCTTGTCGCAAATACGACCTGGACCGTTGTTAGCATGCAGTCGTCCGGCTTAACCTTTGTCTAAGGGATGATTTATGACAACGCAAAATAGTGTAAATGTTGGTTTATCAGGCTCAAGCGGCACAGGTTCATTTGCCGGCACAACAAGCCCTACGTTTGTGACACCGGCACTCGGAACTCCATCAAGCGGAACGCTTACAAACTGTATAGGTCTTCCCGTTGCTGGCGGAGGAACTGGGGACGCAAGCTTTACAGCCTACGCCGTTATTTGCGGCGGCACGACCTCAACTGCTGCGCTACAATCTATTGCAGGACTTGGTTCTTCTGGACAGGTTTTAACGTCTAATGGCGCAGGTGCTTTACCTACATTTCAGGCTGTTGCAGGAGGGGCTGGATTAAATTCAGTTCAAGTTTTCACAGGAAGCGGTACTTGGACAAAGCCTGCCGGCGTTACAAAAGTAATAGTTCAAGTAGTTGGAGGTGGCGGCGGGGGTGGTGGTTGTAATGGAGCATCATCACAAGCGGCTGTGGGCGCCGGTGGAGGCTCTGGAGGAGCTGCAGTACAACTAATAGACGTTTCTGCAATTTCATCAGAAACCGTAACAATTGGGGCGCTAGGCGCTGGCGGTACTGCTGGTACAAATCCTGGGTCAACAGGTGGAACCTCATCGTTCGGAGCACATTGCTCAGCTACCGGTGGGGTAGGTGGAGGATCAGCCGCAGCCGCCACAGGAGATAGATGTGCCGCGGGAGGAGCGGGAGGCACTGGCTCATCAGGTGATGTTAATATCGTAGGTGGAGTTGGCGGAAATGGTACAGCCCCTGGTGGCGGCGCAATTGGAGGCGTAGGCGGTAATAGTATTTATGGAGGTGGAGCTGTTGCTACTGTTTTGAATGGAACTGGATTTCAAACAGGAGTCGCAGCAAGTGGCTATGGAGCTGGCGGAAGTGGTGCAGTATCATTAAGTTCAGCAACTAATTCAGCCGGAGGAAATGGGGCTGCTGGCATAATAGTTGTATGGGAATATAAATAGTTTGGAGATTAAGAAATGTTCGCATTGATATTAGATAACACTGTCGTGCAGGTTTCTGATTCTATGTTCCCTGTAGCGCCGACCTTGACATGGATGGACAGTTCATTAACGCCTAATTGTGAACCAGGATGGATTTTACTTAATGGTGTTTTGCAAGCAAAACCTGTTCCTGCTCCGTCTCAAGCCGAGCTTATTTCAAAGTACAAATTTGATATCATTAATTTTATCCATGGCAAGGCTAATGAAAGAAATTATCACGATACGCTTGACTGCATATCTTATGCTCAAAGCACTAATTCGACTTGGCAATCGCAAGCCTTGGCTTTTATCGCTTGGCGAGATCAAGTAAGAGCCTCTTTTGAATCAACTATAGGGCAAGTACAAGCAGGCACTATCCCGCTGCCTTCCTTTGCTAGTTTAATTGCAGGATTACCAAAACTAACCTGGCCTACTTAAAATAGCTTATTCTTCGTATAGCGTCTCTTCTTCATCCGTGTCAGATAACGCCCCCTCTTGACATATGCCCTTTACTTTATTCTTGTATTTTATTGCTTTCTTGGCCTTTTTTCGACAAGAGCTTTCATAATCAAGCCTTGATTCTTCGCTTATAAATATCATTTCTGCAATGTAGTCAATGGCTATTTTAAGAATAATAAGCTTATCTTCTATCGCATCTAGCTCTTTATTATCAGGCTCAATGCCATTTTCAGGTGTATATTTGTTTTTCTTAATTGCAACAAGCTTTTCTGCTGTTATACCAAAGACTCGCATAATCTCATAATCAGAAGCGTTCTTTTTAAGATATGCCTTAATCTTTCTTAAATCACTGTAATCAACATGCTGATTAAAATTGTCACCTATCTTCTCACGGCGCCAATTTGATTGGATAAGACCTTCTTTTTTTTCTGAGGGTTTCCATGTATCTAAAGTTACATCACTCATCTAACGCTCCTTGTTAAAAATCTTAAGCCTAATTATAGTAATAATCAGACTTAATTTAGTTCCATTAAAATAATATTTGTTTCGCCATTGTACTTTTTATTTAACTTTTTATCCTTCAATTTTAGCCCAACTTTTTGGTTAATATTTATACTGAAATTTAGTATAGTCTTTCATCATTTTGATTGTTTTTGAAGTATAAAATTTTAGGAAGTGTCCAACTCCCCATTACATTACATGTAGCCCAATTAAGCATTGGGTCAATTGATTTAAATTTGTTTTCATGAATTACATATTTTTCAGTCGTGTTAGATTTATTACTTTTTGCTACTCTTGTGCCTACTGTTGATATAATTCCTCTCATTGCTAATTTCCCATTTAAAGCCCGCATGTTCACGGGCTATTGTATTAATTAATTTAGGATGCTATCTTTCAGTCTCCACTTTTTTGCATCGGTGTGTCCAACCTCAAAATGGCGCCTCTTTATCTCCCATTTTGATATCGATCACGTTGTCCTTTCTTTTTGGGAAGAATAGTCTTTCTTCTATCTCATCCATCATGCTTCGCAATAAATCATATACTACTTCTAATACCTTTGTATCTAAATCAGTTGATTTCATTCTTTTTCTCCGAAAGGTTTTTGTTTTCTAAAACGGTATATCGTCATTTAATCCATCTGGATTTGTTTGTTTTTTAATCTCCTTATTAATCGCCTTGGTTTTGACATAGTCTTTGATAACATTTCTTGGCGGGTAATCATCTTTTTGTTCGATGTCTAATAGAAGAACGCCACCCTTATTGATACAGTCATTTGCATCGACTGTTCCTAATTGATATTTCTCCATGAGCTCTGCTACTTCACAAAAATGCCTAAGCTTAGAAGGCATCGACTCAAGCAGATAATCAAACATCATGTGACCATTTCCTGCGTCATCATACACGGCCACTGTGAGTTTTATCATTTCATTGCCTTTTTTAGACGTTGTGTTCTCTGCGTACTTCACAGAGAACATATATTCACGTTTTGGCAATAGTTGGCCTAATTGGATTTCTTCTTCGGTCTTTGGTGTAAACTTCATGCTGCTTCTCCTTTACTATTTTACATGCGCCCATGTTCTACCCTGAATGATGGCGGCTATGGTTTGCATATGAACATTAAATATTTTTGATATTTCCAAATAAGTTTTTCCGAGTTCTTTGAGCTTTCTTATTTTCAAAACATCGCCTTCATTTATCTTTGATAAGTAATGAATGTTCCCTTTTGCTTTCTTTGCTCTGTTTTTCTTAATCATATCAATCATATTTTCAGCTGGCGTCCCTAAAAACAGATGATCTGGGGCTACACATTTTTTATTGTCACACGTATGACAAACATACATCTTATCTTTGATCTCCCCTTTAAAATATTTATAAGACATTCGATGTGACCTAATAAATTTTTTGGACAAAAGCTGAAGTTGCCCATATCCACAATTTCCTATGACCCCAGTCCATATCATGCAACCAGAATCATTAGGAGTTGATACATAAGACAAAAATCTATTTTTATCTGTGTTTAATATCCTTTCCCCTTTTTTTGTTTTTATATACTTAAATTTTGTCCCAAAATGGCCTGACATATTATTTGCCTCTAGAATATATTTTATGCCGCCTTGCCTTGAAGCTTTGATTTGAGAAGATCAATACATTTTAATATCTTGTCTTCAGACATCTCATCAAATGAAAAAGCCTCCGCCTTATCTAACCATTTCTGATAAACTTCTTCTGGAATCTTAAGCAAATCAATCAGCCTTAATATTTCTTCAACTTGTTCTTCATTGGCTAATTTATCTGGTATAGATTCTTTCTCTAAAATTTCCTTTCCATACCTTATGGCAATTTCTTCATAGCAAAATGGAAATGCTTCTCCATCAGGAAGATTCTCAATCCTAGATTTTTTAATAATACCCACCCTATTGCTTCCTCTTTTTTGAACCTCTACACATAGATCGAATAAAAAATCTAATTTCTTATATCCATCATATGTCTGGCCAAGGACCGCTAAATTCTGCCCGTATTCATTTTTTGAATGACAAGTGATAATAATATTCATGTCCAGCCTAAGCAATAAACCAAGCAAATGCTTCATTTTTTTATTAGCATGTCCATAATGTTTCCCAAAATCAGTTCCTACTTGCAATGCTGACTTATCCAGCAAATCATTGTATAGAGTTGTCAAAGGATCAATAATAAGCGTTTTAAATTCATGCTTTTCACAAAGCAAACTCTTTACTTCCTCAATCAATTCTTCAAAGTCAGTAGTCTGAAACACAACACCCCCATTATCCTTTAATATCTTTACATATTGGTCATTCTCAGCACCCTTCTCTGTATCAATAAGATAAGGCTTTGGAAAATTAATGGCAGCCGTTGTTTTACCAACGCCAGCTGCTCCATAAAACAATGCTTTGAGTCTTTTCTGAATAGCCTCTGGTTTAATGCCTCTTAGTGCCATGAGAAACTCCTACCGTAAATTAAAATCGTCGTAAAATAAAAAATATATGTTGCAATCCCTACATAAACTTTCGTCTTGCGCTTCTTAGGTGTTAACCATGAAAGTCTGTCTTCGCTCCTTACGTAATCCTTAATCATTTGAATATCCTCCTATATATTTCATTCATTAAATTATTGAATTTTTCTTTTTCTTTAGGGTTCTCAAGCTTCTTCATCCAGGCAGTTATCTTTTTTTCTTCTTCCCAGCGGGAGATCAAATCACAAGCCGCCTCATCTTTTGTTTTCCCGTAACCTATAAGCTCAGATGAAT